CCTTCGACGATGTCGCGCACCAGGGAGGGGTGCATGGGCTTGTCCACCGCCCAGAAGTGCGCCTCGGCCATGGTGTCTGCCAGCACCTGGGCGGTGCGGGTGTAGTTCTCGAAGGCGAACAGTGGGTCAGCGCTGCAGGTGCGCGAGCCCCAGAAGCGGAAGCCGTCGCGGCGGATCAGTGTGGTGACCTCGTCGGCGTTGAGCAGGCCGGCGTCGGTGGCGGGGTTCTGCAGGTCGAAGTAGATGTCCTTGCTCAGGCCCGACACGCCGTTGACGGGCACGTTGGATAGTGTTTTGTGCCAGCCGACCTGCTCGTCCAGCTTGGCGCGCAGGCCAAGGGCACGGGCGATGGCGCTGGCCGGTGCATTGGCGTTCGCCACGGTGTCCCAGGAGACAAAGTCCGGCCAGATGAGCATCAGCTCACGCGCACCGAAGCCGGCGCGGTATGCAATGGCATCACTGACGGTCTCGCAGCCGTAAGCGTTGGCGTAGGCGAAGCCGCGCAGCTTCTCGGCGATCGCCACCAGCTCAGTGGTGACCGGCAGCGAATCCAGCCCCGGCACGCCGAGAATGCGCGGTTTGACGCCGAGCTGGGCCTCAGCCGCCAGCAGCGCCTTCATGCCTTGGTATTCGCCGGTGGCGCTCACGCCGCCGATGATCTTGCTGACCTGGTCAGCTTCCTTCGCGGCATCGTCGACACCTTCGCCATCAGCCACACGCACCACGACGGTGACCGGCGAAGCCTGATCGGCAATGGCGTCCAGGCTACGCGCCAGAGTGCCCAGCTCGCCGGCGGAACCGGAAGCGGTGAGCACGTCGGTGAGCAGCACGGGCTTGTTGAGCGGAAACTTGACCGCATCAGCATCCGACGCGGTGCAGACCATGCCCACCACGGCGGTGGAAACGGTGCGAATGGGGGGGTGCCCTCGTTGATTTCGAGGACGCGGACGCCGTGATGGTAATCGGTCGACATGCGGGAGGCTCCTGCGGGGCGTGTGCCGGATCAGTGAGCCTTGAGGGTGACGCGCGCGCGCAAGGGGCGCACGCGGCGGGCTGTGTAGCGAGGGGGGCTACAGCGTTCGCTGTTGCTGGATCGAATCCATTTGGCTGATGAAGGCCTTCTTTTCAGCCCTGTGTGAAAACCTTCCCTTGAGACGGAGAAATGGTTTCTCGAATGCGTGGTACGAAAGCGGCGCAACCAGCAGCAGGAGTACTAAGCCCGTCGCTGAATCAGGCGGCCACGTCTGACTTGCGCTTCGTCCTGGACCTGTAGACAGGAAAAACCCCTGCCACATGTATAGGCCGTACGAAATCGCCCCAATGTAAGCAAGTGGCCGGAACTCTAGAACCCGGACCAGACCGCTACCCTGGTTCGCAAATATCCATAACAACAAAAGCGCGACCCCCAGCGCTCGGAGCTGGCCACTTGCGCCCCACGGCAGCTCGCCAATCAGCAGCCCATGGAAATAGAGCACCCCAGACAATAGCAGCGCACCTGAGCCAGCCAGCGCTCCGTTAAGCCCCCTTTGTCTTGTTGCGCTTAGAAGAAGGGCCGCTAATGCACCTATCGAGATACTGCTGCCCGCAGGTAGCGACCATCTTTCAACAAAGTAGTGAGTCCGCAGAGGCTCGATTACGACTTGCAGCCAGATCGATACCGCAACTACCGCGCTGCATACGACGAAAAGCAGAGCCTTCCGCCGAAGAAAGAACAGAGAGAAAAGCAGTGGCCAAACCAGATAGAAATGCTCCTCCACCGCAAGGGACCATGTGTGACCCAATATCGCCGAGTAGTGCTCTTTGGGCATCATGTTGAATGTGAAGGTATACGCGTACAGGAAGGAAACCGGCCGGGTCCCCGCCTCACCGGCCAACTCCATGATGCCAACTAGGGTGACCACTAACAAATAGAGTGGCAGGATGCGGAGAGCCCGCCGAATGTAGAAATCTCTAAGCGAAACGCGGCCTTTATTTGCGTGTTCAGTGACTAGCAAATGCGTGATGAGAAATCCCGACAACACGAAGAAAATATGGACGCCTGCTAGGCCGGAAAACACGGGCAGAAGTGACGGCGTCCATAATCCGAGTTCGGTGAGCTTCGGATAGAAGCCCAAATGGCTGATGATGACCAAGATGACGGCGATCGCTCGTATACCGTCTAAACCCTTAATCTTCTCCATAACAGCCCCCAAAAAAGCGGCATTTATACCATTTCGTCCCTTGGCTGGCCCTCACTCGCGTTGTTCCCTACGTCTCGAACGGCGTTCTCAATAGCCATGATGGATGCGTCTACGACTCGTCTTGCTTGCTCCAAGTCTGCCGTTTTCATGAACGCTCGGATTTTCTCCTTCGCACCCAAGCGCAGTTCGCGTAGCTGCACCAAAGCAGCCGTGTACTGGGCAGCCTCGGAAAGAATACTTTCAGCTGCCTGTCGAGCAGTACGGCCGTTGATAGCCCAGGCCGCTACCATAGGCGGAACTTCACCTACGTAGCCCGCCGCCGCGTATCGCTCGGCTTCAACCCGCGCGCGGTCGTATTCGACGGCGCGCAGTGGATCGCCAGCTACCTTGCGACGGGCCTCATCTGCGGCGGTGTCGACATGAGCGCACAACTCCTCGGCCGTTGGCACGTGAGGGGGCGGGTCGACCAATATTGGGAGTCCTGCAGCGTCGTGGCTGCGAACTTTACCCGCGGTCGGATTTGCAATAACCGACTGATAACGTTCATTCGAAATCGGGATGGCATCAGGCGGTAACGAAGTGTGAATCCCCGGGAGATAGGTATTACCGGTGGTAGGGCTGTACATTCTCGATGCCATCTGTCATTTCCCCCATGCAAGATATGAATAGGTGCGGGCGGAAGCGACACCATTGATCATTTTCCCACCGTTAACGCTCAGTTCGGCCACGTTGGCATAGCTGACCGTCGCGCCTTGCCACGCGGTAGTGATGTAGTAATAGGGGATACAACCATAGACGGAGGTGGGGAATGCCAAGGGAAATGAAAACGATGCCTCGCTGTTTACAGCTGCAGCATTGGATGACCCCGCCCCCCATTGCACAATCCATGAGCCAAGCCAGCTGGGGAACGCGATGTAACCGTTATTCCCGAAGCTCGCGGCAAACCCCCACCTCAGCTTTTTTGGCGTAACTGCCACATCATCCAGCGCCCCTGCATTCACCTCCGCCTGGGTGCCCACTCGTAGCGCCCCGCGCAGAGCTTCGTCAGCCTTGGCGGCCGCCGAGCGCAGCGCCTGGAACACGCGCAGCGCCGTCATGATTTTGCTGTTGTCTGTCCCGGTCTCGGCGTCTAGCTGCGTGGCCCGGACGGTCAGATCGTCCACGTACTTGCGCGTCGCCAGCACCACGCTCGGGTCGATTTTCAGCTGGATGTTCTGAGTGCTGCTCACCAGGATATTGAGGCGGACCACCTGAGTGCGTCCGCTGCCCTGGGCGAGTTCGGGCTTATAGGTCGGCGGGCAGTTGGCCACGGCAACCAGATCGCCCGCTTCGTCATATAAACCGATCTCGCGGATCCACCAGCCGCCAATGTCCTCGGGGATGACCTGCTCGGCGATGATGATCGCGCTGTTGTTCGGGTCGATGCTCAGCTGGTTGAGCGGTGCGCGGCGGCGCTCGTTGATCAGCTCTGTCTGGGTGCGGCTCGGCATCGGTTCGGCGCCGTTGGCATCGCCGACGCCGAGCTGGGTGATGTTCAGGTTGACGCCCAGGGCGGTGGCGTTGGCCAGCTTGGCCTCGCCGACAGCGGTGAGCATGGCCATGTATTGCGAGTTCTGGTCTGCCATATCAGCGGATGTCCATGGTGTCGATGACGTGTTCGCGCGCGCCCCAGGCCAGCGTGCCGCCGACCTCGATGTCACGCGATGCGGGTGGGTAGACGGTGAGTTCGTCGCCGGTGGTGAGCGCGGCGCCGATGTGGGCCGTGCCGGTGACGTCCAGGCCGATGGCCAGGCCGACCAAGTGGCGGCTGACGGGCTTGGCGTCGTCGATCAGCCAGGTGAGCTCCTGGTACATCTCTTCGGTGATGCCGGTATCCAGCACGCCCACCAGCAGGCGGAAGGTGCCAGGCGTGCCGAGCGGCGCCTCCTCCCACCACTCGCGCACTTCGATGAGGTAGCCCAGCGGCTCGACCACCCGGCGCAGCGCGCCGATGGTGCCCTTGTGGGCGTGGATGAAGTAGGCGGCCTTGATGGCATCGCGCTTGGCACGCTCGGGCCAGGCGCTGGACCAGCGATCGACGGAAAACGCCCAGGCGAGGTACGGCAGCAGATCCACCGGGCAAGTGTCCGGATTCCAGAGCTGGCGCAGCGGTACCGGGACGCGTTCGATCTGCGCAAGGGCCTCAGCGGCGAGGCGCTCCAGCTCGCTGGCGTTGGGGGGTAGCAGGCCGAGGCTCGCCATCAGACCTCCGCCACCGTGACGGTGAAGCCGGTGCAATACGGCGCCTGGGTTTCAGTGGCGACC